CACAATTAGCAGCCTCAATTGTTAGGAGAATTAAGTGAGTCTTATCAAAGCCATAGCCAGATTCATCTGGAAGCATATAGATGCTTGGGCTGGTGAGGCGTTTACTTTAGTAGGTTTAATCATTGCTTGGATACTAGTAGAACCAGGTGATACTAGAAACACCATAGCGATTATCTGCCTTGGTGCATTTGCTATTTGGACTTTAATCAAGGTAACATTTACTACTGAGGATAAAGACAATGGCTAAAGTTTATGGACCCTATAAAGGGTCTAAGCAAAATGGTGGCAGAAAGATATATGTCATCAAGAAAAAAGGAAAGACTACCTCAACCAATAAAGCGAGATTGGATTACGAGCGTGCTAATGGCAGAACTCTGCCAAGAAGTGTTAGTGTGGACCACAAGGACAACCGCAAGAACAACGATTCGCGTGGTAATCTAAGAACTATCTCTCGTAGTAAGAACACCGCTAAAGAAAACAAGCGGAGGGCTAGGAGAAGATAGCGTCCCTTACCCAACTGGAGGTACATGTTAGCCGAGGCGATATTAGCCTTGACTCTCATGCGTTCAGACCCAACTGCCGAACAATGGGCAGCCCTGAGAATGTGTGAGTCAAGCAATAGGACCAATGCAGTGTCTAGAACAGGAAAGTATAGGGGTCTTTATCAATTTGATTTACCTACTTGGAAATCAGTTGGTGGTAAAGGAGACCCTGCTAAAGCCACCAGGTTTGAACAGCATGGCAGAGCAGTTATGTTGTACAATAAACGTGGCTGGCAGCCGTGGTTTTACTGCGGACAAGTAGCCAAAAACACAACTGAATAACAACTGAATAAGAGAAAAGACCGTGCAGCCCCATCTGCACGGTCTTTTTTTTATTTATAGGTATCTTTTATTATTTCTTCTCTAGATTTATTGTAGTACTTATTCCAAGATTGTGAATAGTTTTTAATAAGTTTTTCTTTATTGACATCAGCAAACTTTTCTCTCATTAATTTACCTTCAGGTGTACTATGCCGTAAGCCAAAAGGATTACCGTTACGTGCCATTAAATTGCTCCACATCAAACAGTTTATCTATTTGTATTAACTTACCATATGGTTTTTCTATACCTATTTGCCAACCTGCATCTGCTTCTATCCAGCCAAGTATTTCTACTTCTCTAAACTCAGGTTCAACTGGTCTAACTCCAAATATAATTAAGCCTCTATTTAAATCTTTACTTCTAACTGCTGGACCTGCTTGAGTTCTAACTCTTCTTACTTCTATATTCTTACCAACGTCTGGTATGTATTTATACTTATCATGCTCTGCTCCTGACCAGATAGATGCAGACCAATATTGATTAACTGCTTTTGCTACCGCTAGTTCACCAATAGCACTTGCAACTTGTGCAGTTCTATCATCTTGCATTTTATTTTTATCATAATAATGAGCATCTGACTTAGCCCAGTTGGCTGTAAATCTACGAATACCTATATGACTTGCGTACTCGTACTCCCAAGTTTCTAATTCAATCTTCATACTCACTTGGGTTTACCTCCTCATCACACTCAAAGCATAGACCTCCTATGATACCTTCATCTTCTCCACAACGCGAGCACGGAGCATAAGGTGTTCTATCCATAGGTGTAGCAGGACTAATTAAAGCACCACACTTAGCACACTCAGCATCTTCTAAGTTATATGCAATAGGTGCATAGGCTAGTTCATCATAGATAACTGTCATACGAAACCAATTGCTTCCGCATCCTGGACAGGTTGGGGTAGGGATACCCCTGTAATCAGGCTTGGTTTCCGTAGTCATTATCTGGGTAGGGTCTCCTGCCCCCAAGTTCCTCTACAATGGCTGCTATAGCCCTGTCTACGCGCTTTCTAGCGGCATCTGGAGAGATACTTAACTCTTTGGCTACATCCTTCAGAGTCGTAGTTAGAGAACCAAAGCGTATGCGTAGCACATTCTGATGTCTCTCATGTATATCTTCATATGCTTTAGAGATGTCAGTTCTTACAGCCAGCCACGTATTGTTTTCCGCAATAGCATTAGCATCTGGTTTGTAGTTCACATCATTGACACCAGCAGGCATGCTATAAGAATCAGTTAATATGTACGGCAAGAACTCTTCAATAACAGTTGCATCATAGTAATACACATCAGATGTTTCATAACCAACTGACTTAGCCTTTTCTTTATTGCAGTATTTCTGTGCAGCGTTTCTTAATGAACGAGTTATTAACTTGTCTCTGTCTTTTGCTTCAAAATTTTCGTACCAGTCTTTTAACTTATTGGGTCTTGTATAAAACCATAACCATAACTCTTGTCTGATATCTTGAGCATCAATCATTCGGTAACGCTTTGCATATTCATATGCAATATATCCAACTAAAGAATTATAATCTTCTATGTATTGTTCTTTTACCATTTATAAGTTTTGCCCTCCACAGTAAATGAATTACCAGAGAAGGGAACTGGTATAGGAGTTACCTTTCCTTTATCTATGTATAAGATTCCGAATGCGCTTTGCCAGTTTGCCGAACCGCCTTTAAGGTATGTGGCTTGTTTTAAATCCATCATGTTGCCAACTTCAAATCCATATAGACTAGATGTCAGACGCCCATTAAAACTCGTATTAAAATGCAAGAGTCCCAATTTATGTGTGTGTCCGCACAGTACCGACATACCAATCTTCTTTGCTAATGCAAGTGCAGTACCACCTGCATATCTACTTGATGAACCTTCATCACCGTGACCCATTACCCAACCAGGTGCAAACTCCCAGAGTTGTTTATGATAAGTGATATTCAAATCTCTGTAGCCCAGCAACTTGTCGTATTCCAGGTCACGCAATGATGATAGTGCAGGTGCATATCTTCTTGCGTATTTATTTATTCTATCTCCGTGATTAGAACGCATTAAGTGAAATGGTTTATCGCCTATTACTCTACGGAAGTTAGACATAATCCAAGTTGTTTCATCTAAGTCTCTTTGTAAGTTAGAGAACTCAGCAGCGTAACCTTTAGACCACTGCGCTGGTGCTAGACAATCTGCCTCATCACCAACGCAGTAAAGTTCTTCAGGTTGATAGTCATAGACAAAGTCCATAACTTTTTCAATTGCTTTCTTATTATGCAGAGGAATCTGCATGTCTGATAGTACGACTACTCTCTTCATTTTCCCAGTTCAGGATATGTTTTCAGTCGCTTTGACTAGGGACTCCAGACCACTTGCCACGAAGTACCATGAGTGCAATTGCTGAATAGTTTAGCAGGTCTATGAAAGAATCTTCTATACTTTCATTTTTCGGTGTGTCTCCTATTACATATGTTAAATGCTTGAGTCGTTCCATCTTGTCGTGCATTCGCACTAGCAGTCCATTTAGTGGACCGCCAGGTACAGATGCAATATTGTTTGGACCGTAGTCAATTTGTTTTTGAACTAATAAGTTCCATGCTTCATCATAGATAACCATTGAGTCATCTTTGAATTGCTCTAAGTTATAGCCCTTCATCTAATACTTTCTCCAGTTCTTCATCCATATCTGCAGTCAAAGCAATGACTCTTAGTTCGTTGTATCTTTTAGTTGCTTCTGGTGTTGTCTTTGATTGGAGCCAAGCACCTAGCAAGTCAAGCATCATTAATGCTTCTTCTGCATTACCCTCTTTGAGAGTAAAGTAAATGTCATTCAAGCAGGTAAAGATTGGTACCTTTAGGTCATCCAATCTAAAACCTACAGCCTGAAAATCTTTTCCTTCTAACACCTCGTAGATGGAATCTTTAGGATTCCAAGACGGATGTAATTTTTTCATTGATGAGTTGTGTTCCATATTTATTTACGATGCTGTTAACATCTTCTCCTTCTGGCATTTGTACGATTCTTGTATTTGATAGTGTTCTTTGAATGCGTTTACCAAACTCCAGCCCTGCTTCATCTCCATCTGCAAGTACTACGACTGTCTCGTAGTCTTCCAGAATCTTGTTGTAGTAGTTCTTCCATGCGGTCGCACCAGGCGCACCAATGGTTGGATGCGCCGTGCGACAGGTCATAGTAATTGTATCTATTTCACCTTCGCACACACAGATGTAATTAGTTGCTTTACTTAATGCAAGTACATTAAACAAAGTTGTCTCTGCACCTAACAGTCCTAAGTACTTTGGTTCAGAGTTATCTAAACTTCTAAATCTAATATCAACTAGTCCGTATGGTGTTTGATACGGAATAGATAATCTTCCTTTGTATTGCTCATGACCTGGGTATGGTTCGTCCACGACGCCCAAGTGGAACTTGTTGGCGTCCTCCAGAGTTAGACCCCTTGACTCTAGATAACCTTGAGCCAGTTCTATTGCTTTGCTGTAGCGTGATTGCGCTCGTATCAAGAATTGTTTCTGCGTATTCGTAAGCCTCATTGTAATTTTTTAACCCTTCCTTTTCCTTGATTAGATTAATACCATCACCCTTCATATCGCAAGCAAAACATATGAAGTATTCTGTATCAAAGTTTAGTGATGCTGAAGCATGAGAGTCATCATGAAAGCAACACTTCATCTTACGCCATCCACTACTACGGCGTGGTGGTTTACCACCGTAGTGTCTTAGGACTTCATCAATGGGTAGTTTGACGAAACCTCTGCCTATCCTCGCCATAGCCTGCCTCTTTTAATAATCTAACGTACATACTAACAGGCATAGTTGCATACCAATCTGCAACATCTGACTTACCTTTACGCTTGTGTATAACTACACCAGTTCTAGCAAGAGCATTCTTAGTTTCAACTATCATCTCTGCTATCCATTCAGCCAGACTTATTTTGGTCCTGTTTTTAATTTCAATACACACACCATTAACTCCAGCAACATCACCTTTATCGTTCCTATCTCCAGCCAGTCTACGCTCTGCGTATATCCAACCTTGAGACTGTAAATATTTAACTACATCTAATTCTGCTTTGGAACCTTTACGCTTACTTGCTGTTGTCACTGTTATCCTGCCTGTCAAAGTCTACGTAGCATGCGTGGCATAGTAAAGTCCAACTTTTATATACAACTCTTGCATGATTTTTCTTACACCAATCACAAGGTACGAATGTGTACCCTTGTTCGGTTTCGTTAATCACTAGTTATATCCTTTAGTTGCATACTTGCTGGGTCAAAAGCAAGGCGAACAAATGTTTTACCACTTGCATCTGCCCTACCATATCTGTTCTTGACTGGTGCTACGCACATGTAATTGTCTTCATCAATTATCTCTTGACCGATAGTTAATATCAGTGCTGGAATCTGATTGACCATACCTTGAACTGCTGCTCTTGGTTGACAAGGCGTACCAGTAAATCCTTCTTTAGTGTGATGAAGAATAATTACTGCAGCATTAGTATCTCTTGCTAGGTACTTAAGTTCTTTCATTGCTTGTCGCATGCCACTGAACTCTTCATGCCCATCTATTGCTAGGTCCATTAGATTATCTATAACAATTATGGATGGACTGATACCAAACTTAGTTTCAAATCCTTGTATCTCATCATCTAAATCTGCAAGTGATGGAGTTGAATCAAACGACCAACGTATTTCTGCACACTCAGATTCAAACAAGTGAGATACATCTTCTGGATTGTTAGAAATAATTTGCTCAGCCTCAGCCTGAGTTTTACCTGTCAGCATTGAATACATTCTCATACTCATAGTGTGGGCATTAGTATCTGCTGATAGATAAAACGTAGGCATTTTGGCATGAGCAACAAGTGCAAGTGCAAGACTTGACTTGCCTGCACCAGGAGTACCAGCAATCAGCGTAAGTTCAGAACGACGGACAACAATATCCATATCTTTAAAGCATTTAAATACTGGGGGGATTGGCTCCCCACCAGTATTCTTACTTCTTACAGCACGCTGAAGTGTACGCATAAGTTACTTCGATAGGTCTGCTACGAATGATGCAAAGTCTACATCTTTAGGATTGACATATTGAGTTTTGCATTTGTCTGCAGCACCTTGTGGTGCAGGACAGAAGAATCCTTTATAGATTCCACCATTCTTTGCTGGACCTTGGATAGCGGTCATCTTGCCATGTAAGCAATGACGTGTTGGTGCTGAACCATTAGGGGTAACAACACTAGCAACGGTATGAGTAGCGACAGGAGTTGCATTGAACGCCTTTGTTACTTCATCTACTGACATTGGTTGAGATGGCTTGACTTGTCGTAGTCCTAGAGTTTCCTCTAATGCTTTGACCGAACCGACGAAGCGTTCATCTAGAGTCATTGCTTCTAGATTTGCAGCAAGAGTATCTTTATCATCACTTCTTAAAGTAATGATAGTTCCCTTATCTGTCTTAACATTAACAACGAATGTTGCTTCTTGCATTTATATCTCCTTTGGATACCATTCGCAGTGGGCTTTGTACCCACAACGAATGCAGTGATTAAAGTTAGGTAGGAATATTCCATCCTTCCTAGCGCGGTCAAACATAGTAACTAACTCTGTTAACCTATCTACGGTATAAAACTCCAAACTCTCTGGTTCGGTAGTAACACCCTTGCGCGCCATCCAGTACGCGCCAAGGGTGGGTCTTATCCCATAGGTTATCTCAACACCTACTGCGTAAAATCCTAGTTGTAATTGTGAGTCAGGTTTTCTAGAACCTGTCTTCACATCTACTACAACTAGTTCACCGTTGGGTGTAACCATAACTCTATCTAGTGTCATCTTGATGGGTACTCCACCAAGTTCTATATTCATTGTAAGTTCTACGGCTGGGCTACCATCAGGTAGTTCCCAGATTTTCCAGTCACTTGTTGCTCGCCAAGTAATCCATGACTTGAACATCTCAAGTCCGTTGATGTACCACCAGTTTTTATCTTCAGGATTTCTAGGATTAGCAGTACGAAATGGCTTAGCCATTCCCTCATCGCCTAGTCTTTCACGCATCTCCGCTTCTGTATGCGCCCATGCATGAGACCAATCGCTTGCTATCTCATCCTGATTCATGTTGGTGTCCCCACATTTTGTTGTCCCAGACTTCAGTAGCACGGTGCACAGCAATACCACCGTAAAGCCACCATGCTGGAGTCTCCTTAACTTTTTTGATTCTTGATAAGTAATACAACCAGCCACAGGATAAGTAATCCATTAGGCTGGAGTAACTAATGTGCTCAGGTATTTCTTCGTTATTAATAGATATCATTAGAAGAATACCTTAAGAGAAAGGGCAGGTACAAAGGAGAATAAGACCTGCCCTTTAAGTTTATTTGTTTATTGCAAATCTGATATTTGCTTTTCCTTTTGTACATAGCCCACAAGTGTAGCAGGCTCCGCCTTGTTTAGATATCAAAGGGATTTGGCGTGTCTGTTCTGGGCACTTTGCACCTGGTCGTCCAGTAATTTCATACAACTGTCTCGCTCCGCTAGCAAAAGATTCATCAAGCCATGCGAGTTTAATTCCGTAGTCGTGATGCAATCGCTTCGCTTCTTGTACATTATCTCTATCCCCTGAGAAGTACAGTCCAAGGTTGTTATGATTTCGTAATAATTCTGCAGCCTCTGCCACTCTTGTATACACCCAAAACTGTACATCTTGGTGCTGTCTGATAACAACGGACCACGCCATTGCATAATCAGGGGAGAAGAAATCTCCGTCCCAGTGGATGCGGAAATACTTTTTGGCTCCGTACTTGTCGCAGTCATCTTTGAACTCCTTAATCATATCGTTAATCAACAGATACATTTCGTTTGCTGATTTACCTTGCAGCAGATTCCAGTTGTGGAATA